TAATAAATCCGACAATTGAAGGGGTGGTTCTTTTTCCTTCACTGTTTGTAATAACAACTGGTTCGTTACCTTCCATTACGGCAACACACGAATTTGTAGTTCCTAAATCCACGCCTATTATTTTTCCCATAGTTTAATAAGTTTTATCAAAATATACTTAATAAATTTTAATGTGTCAAGGACAAACATCATTTATTAAAATGTCTCCGACTAACTAAGATGGGTCTAAGGAATATAATTTGTGGAATTTTCTCTTCAGTTTTTTACCCGCGTTATTGATTCTCGGTTGGAATGCTTTCATTAAGTCTAATATATGAGCAGAGTTTTCAATCTTCCTATTTGGGAGTAATTTTTGAAATTTTAATTGTGCGTAATAATCCTTCATAAACCAATCATATAATTTTACCATGACAGTTATTACATCGTTTGGAGTTTGTTTTTCAATTTTTTTAACTAAGGTGTCAAACATAACGTCCGCATTAAATTTTTCCATAACACCTGCCGCGACATAATATCTGTGTTCTTTAAATTTCTCAAACGGCATTCGTAACCTAACCCCATACATTTCTTGTACCATTGCCCTCATTTCATATGGTTCGGAATAATATACCAAATATGTGAATTCTTTCCACACTTCATATATATCCCTTGGGATATTATAATTTTTTGACCCTGCGTAACTCAATGACACATCAAGTTCTTTGGCTCCACTTAAAGACCTTTTATAAAACTCCAATATATGATTACACTCGTGTGAAATACTATCAAGTAAATCGGCCATTAAATTATCAATAGATTTTTCTTTAAAATCTTGTCTAATGTAAACGTCAAAATCAAATTTAGCGTTTAATGTATCATCAAGTTCAGAGGATAAAAATTTTGGTAATTCTTTACTTGGTTTTGTTATGTACGAATATTTCTCAACAGACGAGTCTATCTGTTCTGCCGCTCCTCCAGTTGAAAACACTCCATTTATCTGACTTTTAGTTTTGATAAACAATGTTAAATCGATTCTAATTTCCTCAATGGGAAGGTCAATATAACTCTCGAGGTCTTGTCTCCACACTATCGATAAATCTTTAAGCCCAATGACTATTTTTTGTTTACCAGGTTGTTTGTTTTTTGTGAACTCAATAACAATAGGCCGCAATTTTTCATAAATTATGTTAGCGTAGGCGACAGAAGCTCGGGAAACACCCATATCTTCATTAATAAGGGTCATATATTGTGATTCGTTAACAATAATTTTCATATCTATAAATACAATGTTTATTTAAATTAATGATATTGTCAACCATAATTTTGATAAGTTTGGTATTTATTGAAAAATTTAGTATCTTTGTATTATGGCGAAAAAAACAAATCTAAAAGAAGTTGTACACAGGAAGTGGGAACGAGTTTATGAGGATGAAGATAGTATTTCCATATGGAAATACGATAGTAAAAAAAGTTTGAGAAACCCTTATGAGGTCGAAATCAAATATAAAACTGAAAAAAAAGTTCCGAATAAACGAAAGAGCGAGGGTAAATAATTCTCTCTTTATATTTATCGATATGAAATTAATTGGATTACTTAAAGAAGAATCTACTAAAGGTCGAATGATGAGACTCCTAAAGGATATGGGGTATAGTAAACAGGACGCCGAAGAAGAATTAGACGAAATTACTCATTGTGTTAAAAATTTACCAGAACAAATTAAATTATATAGGATTTTATCCGTTGATGGGGAGGATAAAATTAACACAAAGGAACTTGGGTGCCACTATTCAACAAGTAGAAAAGACTTACTTAGTTCCCATTCTTACGTTACAGGTTCAGGTGAAGAACATTATATCATTACAGTAATGTCTCCTAAAAACTTAGTAGATGTTAATGAAACAATTGCAAACAGAATTTTATATCCAAACGAACAAGAAATTACTTTAAAAAATAAAGGACGAGGAGTTGAAGTTATTTCCGTTAAGAAGATTTAAATTTTTCTTTATATTTATTTAAAAAAGTAATTATGTATAAAATTGGCTCAACAGGAGATGTTGTCAAACAAATCCAACAAAAATTAGGAATCTCTGAGGACGGTAATTTCGGACCAGGAACTGAAAAATCGGTTAAAGAATGGCAAACCAAGAATGGTTTAACTCCCGATGGTGTCGTAGGTCCGGCAACATGGTCAAAAATGTTTAGCGAATCTGCATTCATAAACAAAGAAGTTATAACTATTCCATCAATTCCGTTTAACCTTGATAAACTTCGCGGACATATCCCTGATGCAGTATTTGCACAAATACCTTATACCGCCGCAAAATTTAATATCACAACAAATTTACGATTAGCTCACTTTTTGGCACAATGTTCGCATGAATCTGGTAATTTTAAAGCGGTTAATGAAAACTTAAATTACTCAAAAGATGGGTTGAAGAAAATTTTTGGAAAATACTTTCCAGGAAATCTTTCAGAGTCTTACGCAAAACAACCTGAAAAAATTGCTTCGAGAGTTTATGGTGGAAGAATGGGTAATGGAGATGAATCAACTAAAGAAGGATATAAGTTTCGTGGTAGAGGTTTTTTGCAAACTACTGGAAAAGATAATTATACAAAATTTACAAAATTTATAGGTGAAGATTGTGTATCAAATCCTGATTTAGTTTCGACAAAATACCCATTGGCATCGGCAGCATTTTTCTTCGAGTCAAACAAACTTTGGTCTATTTGTGATAAAGGAGCGGATGTTGCAACAGTCACTGCGGTAACAAAACGAGTAAACGGAGGGAGCAACGGATTAGATGATAGAATTAAAAACTTTAACAAATTTTATAATTTGTTGTCATAAAAAACCCCCTATTAAGGGGGGTTTTAATTTATAGGAAAACCAATTCATTAGTTTTTGGGTCCCATTCAACAGTCATAGGTTCATTAGTATAATTGTAATTTTCGCTTAAAACCGCGGCATTTATAAAGTGAGTATCACCATCAAAATAATAACCATAAGCACTGTGAATATGCCCACAAACATGAATTTTAGGTTTTACAACTTTAATTCTGTCGGCAAGTAATTCACAACCTAAATTTTGGGTTTGACCAATTACTTTATCAACATATCCCCAAGCAGGACCGTGTGTAATAAGAATATCAATATCGGTCGGAATCAAATCCCATTTAGCCTTTAAACTTTCACCATTGCGAGGTAAATTAAACGCCCAATTATAAAATTCGGGTTGCCAAGGACTACCCCATATTTTTACCATATCTTCAGTAGTTTGACCAATCATATCTAATTGGTCTTCAAGATAAGTAATATTTTTATAGAACTCTATAATCTCTTTAGTTTGTTCAGGATGGTTTTGAAATCCCCAATCGTGGTTACCTGCAATGAACACTTTATTGTCGTAATTATCCAAACCGTCAAACCATTTACAGAAGTTTTCGATTTCGTGTTTATAACCCATACTTGACATGTCGCCAGCATGAATCAATATATCACCACCAGGTAAATTTTTTGTGATTTGATTGTGTTTTCCGTGAGTGTCACTCAATATTGTCAACTTAATTGTTTTCATTTTTTTTATTTTTACAGTTTTCAAAATGCCACCTAAACATTGTATTACCACCTTTTTTTTCACAATAAGGACAAGTAAATGTTTTTTGTTCTTTACCTTTAGACGAAATACTCATTTTTTCTTTAGTTTCCTGACTAAATTTTTTACCTAAATGCTTCTGTCTATTTTTTTCTTTACTTTCCTCAGTATGTTTTTTTCCTGACATAGGTGAAGTCATTCCTCTTTTTTTTAAACTTTCTTTTCTTTTATTTTTTGTTTCTTCACTTTGTTTTTTACCATAATTTGGGTGTGTTTCACCCCTTTGGTATGGGAGTAAGTTCTCAATTCTTTTTTTTCTTACCTCCTCAGAAAAAACTCTTTGTTTAAGAGTTTCCCTTATTGACTCTTTATCAGAATTATTACTGAATGTATCCCCACCAGTTCCTCCTTCAGTTAAATTATAACCTGAGTTTATAGAATCCAATTTTTTTATCCAAAACTTTTCTTGTTCATCTAATTCGGTAAAATTTTTACACACTTCTAAAATTTCTTTCTTAAAATTTTCTTTACCGTATTTTTTTATTACCAATTTTAGTAATTTACCACTACCTAAATAACAATCTAAATTTTTCACATCTTTA